TTTGTTCGTTTCCATTCTCATCATTAATTCCATGTGCATCATCAAATGCTATGTTAAAACTATTAGTATCTAAGTCGCCACCTAATTGTGGTGATGTATCGTCAACAAGATCACTTGATAAAGATACAGATGCAATGTTTGGATTTGTTCCATCATCAGCTTTTGCGTAAGCTATGACTGTTTTACCATTTAAAACAGTAACACTATTTCCTGACCCAGAAACATATTTGAATGTTATAGATTGACCGCCAGTTGTTGCATTTTTTAAAATGTAAAAATTTTGCACATCAAGAGGAATTGTGCAATTTCTAGTAGCTGTTAAAGATCCTGTTGAAGTAAATTCTAAAATTCTATGAGCAAGAGCTGCACCAGTTCCACCATCTGTTACAGATAAAGTAACATCTGCGTCACTTCCAAAATTTACTGTGGTATATCCACCAGAGATTTGTTCTACTATTTGTAAGTTTGTATTGGTTTTTGTTCCCCATGTACCAGCGTTTTCACCAGTTGCCTGAAGTTCTATACCCAAAGGGCTAAATGTTGATGCCATAAATTTTATCTCCTATGCAGCGTCACTATAACTTGTATTTGATCCAGTTGCAACATCCGAATATGTATCATTCGATCCAGTTGAAACATTACTATAAGATGTATTTGAGCCAGTGTCAACATCTCCATATGCAAAGATATTTACAGATCCTATACTAAATGATGCAGATTGGCCAGTTAATCCAACCTGAATATCAGCTATAGATATTGATCCAACACTAGCGCTAAATGATTGACCCGATATTCCTAGAGTCATATCATTAGGATCTAAGACTCCTACACTAGCTGTTGCAGATAGTCCTGTAGGTTGAGCTACAGCTCCACCTAATCCTACAATCGAACCTAAATTAAATGTAGCTGATACACCTGATAATATTGCTGTGTTGTTTGGTGCAACTGCTGTTCCAAGAGATGCAGACATTGAAAATCCTGTGACATCAACTTGGTTATTAGAAGAACCCGTTGCAGTTCCTTGAGTTGAAGTTATAGATAAGCCAGATGGTTGAACAGTATCATTTGGTGCAATAGCAGTTCCTTGACTTGCAGTAAATGATTGACCACTTAAACCTACAACTTGATCAGCAACTGATACAGATCCTATTGAGAAAGAAGCTGACGCACCAGACATTGAAACATTAGCATCTGATTCTACTGCTAACGATCCAACACTAAATGATGCAGAGATACCTGATGGTTGTACAACTGCAGAACCTATTCCAGAAGCTGTAGTAGTTGCAGCTGAGAAAGATACACCTGATACAGAAACATCTGCACCAAGACCAATGTCTGCTGCAAATTCACCCCACGCACCTCGGCCATAAGCATTATTGCCCCAACCTTCTATACCTAAATTTGATTCTATTTCAAAACCTGTAACAGAAATATTTACATCATTAAGATCTCCCCAGGATTCTTCACCATAAGTTTTGGCTCCCCAACCTGCTCCAAGTTTTTGGTTTTCATTCCAATATGCTTGGCCCCAGGTGAACCTGCCCCATCCTGAAGATACCGACATGGTCGGCCTCCTATGCTAATCTAATGATTGCGCTACTTGAATCTGCTGTTGGAAACTCAATTTTAAAAGTTCCGTTACTAGCTGTCTTGTCACCACCAAATGCAATTATACAAACAGCATCAGTTGTTCCCGAACCACCATCTGTTGTTGTGTTATAAATCATTGCACCGTTTGCAGTGAAAGAAGCAGATGAATAAGTTACATCTGAAAAGTCTGTGAAAGCTGTTGTACTAGTTAATGATACACCAGAGTTTGTTAAAGTTGCGCCACCTGCAGAATATGCAGATCCTGATGTATTTGTAATTTCTTCTGATGTTGAATAGTCTGTTGTAGAAGCACCTAAATTTGCATCGCTATCAAATAAAGCAAGTTTAAAAGTGTGTCCACCTGAAGATTCAAAGCTGTGTTTACCTTGTAAAAGTTCTTGTTTGAAACTTGAACATATTGCCGATGTTATTGCCATAATTAATCTCCTACGGGTTTGCTGAGGTTACTGGTATACGAACAGCGCCATCAGTGTAGTCATCTCTTCGTCTTCTACCGACTTGCTCATTAGCAAACTTCTGTACCTCTTGTTTATATTTATTTTCATACAAAGTCAACATGTCTATCGGGCCTTTTAAAAAACCATATGCCTCTGATAAACAGCAGTATAATAGTCCGTTTGGAAAATTAAGACTGATATAATTGGTATCGTCATTCTCTAAAAGATCAGGCATTTTATTAAAATGAACTCTAAATCTATATGTAGTGTTTGGAGTAGGAGCTACAAAAATTCTACCAGATGTGGTGTCTGTATTACCAGTTGCACCGCCAAACATAGCGTAATATTTAGGTTGACCTTGAGCTGCAGAAGTTCCGGTTACATCCTGATATTCCTGAAGATAGGTCATATCTTTTTTTTCTAGCCATCTATTAGCTCCCGTAATGGCTGATCCATTAGTGTCATAAACTTGTATACCTCTAATAAACAAACATCCTGCTGGTGCATTTATAGATTCTTGTCCAGCAACAAAATTACCAAGTTGTTGTTTTCTATCTGCATCGATAGGCACATCTCTCATAATTCTATACTGTGCATTTAAAATTATATTTTCTAAAACGCTATCTGATAAAACATTTGAGTCTGTTTCAGTATAACTTTTTATTTGAGTTTTTAATCCTGATGCGCTTAATCCTGGCATTATGCTATTATCTCCTGACAACGAGGGCAAGATTTTCTAAATCGATTATGACTAGAACAGTGTTTTGGTTTATCAATTGGATTCTCTGTATAAACAGGTACATCTGGCTCTGGAACTTTTGTATAATACTCTATGTGCTCATCATCCTCTGGACACGCACATTGTTTTATTCCAAATAATTTACAAAAAAAGTTTTTAATCCATTTAATCATGCCGATATTGTAACTGGTCCTGCAGACACAGTTGGTCCTCCCTTTTCCTCTGTTATACTAGGAGTTGCTCCTAGTGTAAATGTATATTTATCTGTCGTTGTGACTGTTATACTAAACCCTG